GAACCACTACCACAATTTATTGTATATGGGTTGTATGGTTGGATAAATGGTAATGTTTGTATTGTTCCAGTATTCGGAACTCCAAACGGAAATCCTATTGGTTCTTCATCCTTAACCTCTGCCAATGTATCTCTCAACGCATCCCATTGTTTTGGTGTTGGTGCGTATTCGTGGCAGGCTTCTACGAAACCTTTAAGCCATATAACGTATTCTTTTGATGTCATATTTATTTATTTTTTACTCAAGATGCCGGATCCATTCCTTCTACATTCATATGACGTGGGGTTATTTCATTAACATCCATATTTAATTCAACAATTTTATTTATCCCATTTAATTTATATGTCCTATATGCATCATTTGTAATAATGGGAACTTTACTAACAACACTTTGATAAAACATTTTAGCTCCACCTCTCATTTGTATTTTGTCAGTACTCTCATTTACAAATTTACCAAAAAATCGCTTTATAAGGTCAGGTCTAATATTTGTTACTTTAACGGCGTGGATTATATTCTTTGCCTTTGAAACAAATAGAGTGTATATTATAGGCGCAGTTACTTCATTATATCTACTAATCGTACCATCTACTTTTTTATACTCTTTAAGTAAATAGAATTTACCCCGAACCATTTGATTCGGGCTAATGATGTTTCTATCATCTATAAATCTCCTATATAATGGGGTATAATTACTCATTTTTGTTTAGCATTTTTAATTTAGGTAACTGGAGTTGTTGAAACTTAGGTTGTATTTTATTATAAATATCGTATCTACTTAATATTTCATTAAATCCTTCTGTCATTTTTTCTAACCCAAAAATCTTTTTGTTATTCTTTCCTAATTTTATAGATTCTTTTTTGTACTTGTCATAATTTTTATAAACATCTTTTATAGATGTTAATGCTTTTGAAATATTTACATTAAACCATTTTGCCTCTTTTAATAAGAATTGATCTGCTGCAGATTCATGTACTTCCTTTAACTCACCCTCTAATAATACTGCACCTTGTTTTAAGAAATCCAAATGCCCACTCCAATTAGATACAATTACAGGCTTACCCGTCAAACTAAATTCTAATAGAGGTCTGCCAAATCCTTCACCTTTTGTAAAGTTTAACATTGCTTTTACTTTTGGATGTTCGTATAATCCATTCATTTCAGCAGGTGTTAAATCACCATGTAATAAATAAACTGGTACATTATTATAATCAGAACCTAATGTTTGTTTAATTTTTTTAATTGTATTTTCCCTATCAATCACACTAAATCCAGCGAATGATGTTTTTAGAACTAATGCGGGTTTAACCTTTTCGTTTTTGAATGCCATTGCGAATGTTTTAATCATCATTCCAACATTCTTTCTATCCTCACCCAAATCACCCCTTAACCAATGTCCTACAAATAAGAATGCAAAATCTTCTTTTATTGCGTCTAATTCAGTTACGTACTCAAAATCGTTAGTTCCAAAATCCGTTTCATCAAATCCTTCAAAAAGAATCTCAACTGGTTTTTGAATCCGATGTTGCGCTATTAATTGTTTTGTATTATTATCAGCCTCATTATAAACCGTATCTACTAAACTCTTTTTTGAATGTTCTGATGGAACTATGATTAAATCCATTCTATTACACCCATGTACCCAATCTAATGGGCAATGTGTTGTTTCAATTGCTGCAGTGATACCTATGTTATAGTTTCCTAATGGTTGAAATTCATTTGGTACGGTAACCTGTATATACACATCCGGTTTATCTGTAATCTGGGGTACTATACTATCTACTACCCACTTATGAAATGGATTATCATAGTTAAGAGCATCCATTGGAGTTTGCCCCCAACGAGTACTAATAACTTTAATTTCAAATTTATCTAACTTATATAATGAATGCAACAAATCTCTAGCGTGGTCGCCGTATCCACTTCTCGTTGCTATTGGTGCTTGAAATACTAATGTTGGTTTCATATTATAACTCTATTAATTTATATTTTTGACGTGGTTTCCAATTCTCAAATGCCGTTTCCATACCATCAACTAACGCATCGCACATTGCTTCTTTACTTAATTTACCTTCTCCTAAAAAGAACTTTCTACCTTTTAATCCGGCTGCTTTTCTTTCTTCTCTACCAATCTTATACCAATCCATAATTAAAGGTGTAATATCTTCAAAATCAACTCTATCATCAAAGATATATGGAGTAGGAACTGAACCTGTTGTCGATCTTACCGGCCAAATTGGTTTAACCCAATCTCCCCAAACTACACCTGTTTTTTTATGTCTATCATGTAATGAACCAATCTCTACATAATCATCTGCGGTTAATAATTTACTTGTGCCTTTATCTCTGAATCCACATTGGTCTTGTAACCCACCTGTAACTGTTAATATAATTGGTGTCCCCGCCATTACCGATTCTGCAGTTGTTAAACCAAATCCTTCATTTGATGCAACATTGATTGTAACATCTGCTAAATTATATAAGTAATTCAATTCCGTCTCTGTGTAGCGGTTTGATGAAAATAGTATATTCGCATCTGGCATCAAATCTCTAGCCACTGCAAGTAAATCAGTACCATGTTCTTCAACAGGATTGGTATGCATCAACATACATACTGAATCTCTTCTATCCTCCGGTAGTGCCTTTCTAAACTCTTCAAATGCTAACATAGCATCAATCGGTTGTTTTCTACGGATGTTCCTATTACTCCAATATAAAACAAATTCGTATTCTTTATCGCCAAAAATAGATTGTTTAAATTCAGTAGGCACATCTACCGGCTTATACAATTCGGAATTAATACCATGTGGCACATAGCTTACTTGCCAATCTTTGGCAGTTTCCCAATGTGCCTCTTTATTCCACCCATAGACTCTCTTAGTAATACCGTACGTTTGTTTAGATATGCACCCAATCCAATCACAACTTTCGTAATAATTTCTATTGTATTTTGGATCCGGCAAATCATCCCAAATATGATAAAAGAAAAGGGGAACTGATTGGCGAATTTCATGCTCCATCTCATATAACCATAGCCAATATCTCGGGTCAGTAAAGTGGAGAATTGCATCTGGTTTTTCAACCATCAACAATTGCCGAATAATTTCAGGATTACCATACCCATCAAATGGATAGATTTTAACCAATGCATCTTTTACACCGGTTTGTTCTCTAACACTATCATTTAGGTCTAATATTTTACCCGCTTCGGGATGTTTAATTGCCGCACCTAATTGAACCCAATCATACTTATCCAATGTACCTAATACTAATTGTTTGGAAACATTGGCTATACCACTTGCCATTCTCAAATCATCAGATAATAAGAGAATCTTCTTTTTTGCCATAACTGTTTAATTAATTTTTAAAATTGCGAACCACTAATCTGTAAATTAGTGTATTCGTTTAGTTGTTTTCTAAATTGTTGATTTGTGGTGTATAGGTCTAAAGTTCTATTTACGAGTTTTTGAAAGTTAATACCACCTTTGATGGTAGCTATTTTAAAATCCTCATCATATAACTTTTTTATAACCTTAACCGTAGTTAATTTTAAATCTGTCATAGTTAATAATTTATGTATATACATATATATATACAAAAAATTATTTTCCATCGCAATTTTTTCCATAAAATTCACACCATCCACATAACTTTGATGGCTTTTTTTGAAACTCAATATCAATTCTATATGCACCATTTTCATCAAAAACATTATCTACGAATTCTATAAATGAATTCCATGCTTTATTTATAGATGGCTTTCCACTTGCTGGTACATGCCTACTAATACGTGGTACTGTAAAATCCAAACTTTCTGAAATCTTTCTTTTTAGGATAATAAACTCAACATCAATCATATCAATAGAAACTCCTATCATTTCGGAATAAAGTTTTTTATACAAAAGTAATTGTGCGTTCTTAACAGGATCGGATTTTTGATATTTGCTCCACCCCTTTGTTGCAGTTTTAAAATCTATAATTTTATATCTACCATTGGAATTGTTCCGTATTACTAAATCTAAAAATCCTAAAAAGTTTATATTCTCTTTGATTTTAGCATTTATCGGTTGTTCTATCGAAACCAACTCATCATCTTTTAGAGAAAAGAATTTATTAAAGTTAGCCCGTTTTTGGAAATAATCTAATATGATATTACCATCGTTTAGAAATTCTACCAATTCATCTTTTGAACAAATTGGTAGCTCTCCGTTATTGGATTCTTTTAAGTAAAGAGTCCTCATTTTTTGCTTCAACATCTCACTTAGATTCATCATCTTATCAGCTTGTGATTTTGAGATACGAAGACATTTTTCTAAATATTCCTGCAAAGTTTCATGCATCGCTGTCCCAAATACCAAATGTATGTTGGAAGTGCTTTCAGATAATTTATCTATATATTGTAATTTATAGTGTTGTGGGCAACTGCTCCACATACTATATTGGGAAAAAGATACTCTAGCCATAGCTTAAATATACGAAAAATAAGTGAGACTACCAAATTATATTTTAAGTTTTAATTTAGTAATTTCTTTTTTTGCAATCGCGTATTTTTCACATATGTATTTTATATTTTCTCTACCTTCTCTCGTAGAGTACAATATATCAATATATTCATTAGCGTGTAATTCTCTACATTCAAATTCCTTTTGTACCAATTCTACTAAAAACTGCTCATACTTAGCCTCACCCTTTCCTTTTATATATTTCAAATAATACTTTCCTTTTGGAATAATATTAATGTATAATTTATACATTTCTTTAGGTTGTAACGTCTGTGATAGTGGTAATATAGTTGCAATTAATTCAACCCATTCTGGTTTCATTGAAAGAAAACGATTTATCATAAAATTACTCCATGTCTTAATATCATCTTCTTCCAACTTATCAAAGTACTTTGGATCTTGCTCCGTTGTAATTGCGTTAATGTGATCGAATAACTTCTTACTCATAACTACGCAACTACTTTCTTATCCCTTAATTCTTCTGGTAATAATTCTTGTAAAGGTTTGCCACACGTTGCACATAGATATATCTCAATCGGCATTACCGATTCTTTATCACCACCTGTAATTAGGCGTGAAATCTTTTTAAATCTATAACCTGTGATGAATACTTTTGCTCCACACTCACATTCTATATCTCTCGCATCATTTAATGAGAAATTTACAGGTAGAGGTTGTTGTTGGTTTTCCATAATTTTTATTTTATAATGTTTAATATTTGTATAACTGTGCTAGTAAATACTATTTCTTTATCCACTACCAATGCATCTTTTGATAGCCCATCTGCAATTGTCAGAATTACGTTAGCAGTATTCCCACTCGCGTATTCATCTACCTTATCATATAACATAGAATACATTTCAGAATAATCATTTATTCTATTATCGGCTACTGCCTGTCTAATTGCCATAAATACATTTCGTTTCTCATCCTGTGATTTTAGTAAATCAATCAATTTGGTTTGAAAATTTGATTCAACCATAATAGCATGATCTACTTTCAATTCACCTTTAGCTGATTGTAGTTGGCAAGTGTTTAAGATTCTGCGAATATCCGGATAATATGAACTAATAATATCTGCTACATTTTTTAATTCATATTTTATATTTTCAGTATCCAAAATCCTAGTCACTTGAACTGCAACATCCTTTTTTGTTGGAGGTGTGATTGCAAATGTTTGGCATCTACTTTTTATTGGGTCAATAATCTTTTCGTGATAATTACACGTTAAGATAAATCTACAATGTTTAGAGAATGTTTCCATTAAATTACGAAGAATCGCTTGTGCGTTTGGAGTCATATAATCAAACTCATCCAATATAATGATTTTAAAACCGGCGAAACCCATTGATGATGCGAAGTTTTTTACTTTTGTTCTTACCGTATCCACATTATTTTCATCCGATGCATTGATAATCATACTATCACATTTAATTGTATTTACAATTAGTTTTGCCAATGTAGTTTTACCAGTACCAGCTTTACCATATAGCAATAGATGTGGAATATCGTTATTATCCAAATATTGTTGAATAGTTTCCTTAACAGTTTCATTACCAACATACTCTGATAATTTGGATGGTCTGTAACGCTCTACCCACAAAGTATGTTCTCTTTTTGCTATTTCATTTTCAAAAAAACTCATATATTTTCTTATTTACCAGTTGAACCAAACCCACCACTACTTCTTTCTGAATCAGATAATTCATCTGCCTCTACCAATTGTATGATTGGATGTGGGAGTATAATAATTTGACAAACTTTATCACCTACGTTATATGCTTTGGAATTGAATCCAGACCGTTTATTAAATGTAGCTTGAAGCTCACCCCTATATCCCGCATCGATTACTCCAACTGAATTACTTAAAACCAATTCCATATTTCGTATAGATGAGCGAGGGAAAACTAATCCCACAAACCCATCTGGTATTTCTAATGCAACCCCTAAACCATATGTAATATGTTCTGATTCATTTGATATAATTGTAGTTGCCACCAAATCCATACCCGCATCACTTTCTTTTGCGTACGATGGTATTACTGCGTTTGGATGTAATTTTTTTATTTTAACTTGCACTTTGTTGTTCCTCTCTCATTTTTAATCCAACTTCTGTGATTTCTCTTGCAAATATTTTAAATTGCATCCCATCTTTAACAAATGTTAATCCCTGATCTTCAGTGGGTTTTATTTCTAATACCAATGAGCCAGGATTATCATCAGCTTGTGAGAACGCGAATACTACCGGTTCATTTTCAAAAAATTGAAAACACCATTCAGCTTGCTCAAATTCTTTTGATGGAGTTTCTTCTAATGTAGTATTGTTTTCTAATTGTTTTTTCATAATAATTTATTTTTATTTTTACTAATATACGTATTTTTTTTTAAATAATCAAGCTAGGAATGTGATTAAAACGAAAAAAACTTTTTAGCAGTTTGTGCTTCTACCGATGCCTTTTGCCATTTTAATGCAGTGTAAAAATCATCTACTTTATTTTCTAATTCTGCTTTATAAAGCATATCTCTATCTACATATTGCTCTATATAATCCATAATCTGCTTTGGGTCATTATAATCTTTAAATGCAACTGTATCCAATCCTAATGGATTATTTTTAAGATATACCCACTTTACTTTATCACCATCTCTAATTGGTTCATGCTTAAATGGTGCGTTGAAGAATTTTAGTAATCGATTGTATGAAATTCCAGCTTTAACGTGAGCCGGTGTTCCCTTTTCAAAATTAGCAATTGCTAATCCACTATCCTTTCTCCAACTACCATTATCATACTTACTTAACTCTTTAATTGCTCCACCTTTTGCTATCTTATTAACAGGTAGATTAACCATATTGTTTTTGAATTCTAATAACTTCTTATCTACATAATCATTATCCTTACCCATTAGAATATCTTTCAACATACCACTCATTTGTTCCTGAAACGCTTTGGGGAATGAACTTCTAACAACATCTAATCCCTTTACATCTAACTTATCGCATGGGATTCCATTTTTCAAAATCATCCATTGAGCGTATCGCTTCTTTGCTACCCAAAATCCAGCTTTA